TTCAAGTTCTGTCAAAGAGTATTTATGGTGTTGCATCAAGGCAAAATTCACTTTAAAGTATGACTCAAGATCCTCATGAGCCATACTCACCCGAAAAAAGCAGTCAGACCCTCCAAGACGATATCATTTTCAACACCAGTCTTTGGATTAGTCACAGTAACTGTATGTGACAACTTAGGCATCGTCTCGAAGAAAGTCTCAATCTCTTTGAATTGTTTAGAGCTCAACTGCTCAAGAAACTGCTTCAACTCTTTCTTTGTGCAGTCAGCAGCAGACCAGGATTCTTCTTCAGAATATACCTGCTCAACACAAGAAGAAATCAAATCAAAAGTGTTGTCAACAGTAATCTCTTGACCACTGAAATTATTCTTGATAAATTCATCAATAGATGGATACTTCATACGGAGCATCAACTCATCATCGAGTTTGATATCTCTACTGTGATTCTTACCCTTCTGCACTTTAATCTCGTCCAGACTAATCACAGTTGGGACTTGTGTCTCCCCATCATCAGGGCAGGTCACCATAACTTCTACTTCTTCACCAACAGACTTGCCTCTGATATTGAGGAAGAGATACTCAATATCAAATGTAGACAGTTGGTCTACCTTAACACCACGAGTGATAATGCAACTAGAGATAACTTCCTTGATTGCATTTGTAATCTGCTTCTCATCTTCACTTTCCATAGCGATGATAAGGATTTTTTCTTCCTTGACTAGAAATGGTCTATACTTAACTTTCTTTCCAGTCGAAGGCAATTCCAACTCATATGTTGGCGTAGATATTTTTGGTAAAGGCATAACGACCCAAAGATTTCAGATGTGACTATTTATTATGTTATTGTAGGACCTCCCTGCTCTGTAGTTCCAAAATCTCTTTGTCTATTGAGGAAACTATCAGGATTCACAAATCTTTCATCTACTCTTTCTTCTAATAATGTTTGTCTATTTTGAGCAAATGCCTCATCGGCACCGCTCTTTGCGTTTTTGTCCTGATTACCAGTCTGTTTATTATTATCAACACCTCTACGAAGTGAGTAACTATCAAACTTACCAGCAATGTATCTGTCGAAACTGAAGGTAGCAGTTGCCTTCAATACCTCAGAGCTTTCATATTTGACAGTTGTCGAAGACAAGTCAATAGGAAACATTCCATAGAAAGTATATTCTATCTCTTCCTTATAGTCTCTGTCAAACTTGATAATCTTAGACTGTGTTGCTTTGTAATCACTTGGATATTCCATTCGATAGTAATATCCAGGACCACTTTGTCTTTGACCAGAACCATTACCAATAAATTCCATCCAGTGGTCTAAAAACTTCAGAGTCTTATACTCTTTGTCAACATAGAATTCTAGTTGAATCTGAGTAAACAACCTACTATGTGCCATCTTCTCAGAGACGCCCATGAAGTTACCAACAATGTCAGCAGTTGCCAGTCTACTTCCAGGAAGCACTGCATTATAACAAAGAAGACCAGAGGTTTCAGTAATAAATCTATATCCAACTCCACGCACATTCAGGTGCTGTCTCAGTGGTGTAGGAAGTCCAGCAAATATCAACTGGTAGTGTGATGTTTGCGCTAAATTGGTTAGCGTTGGTTTGAAATCAGATATTTTACGGGGTCTTACCACTCTAAATACCTTATACGAGTCTTATATTATTAAGTATTTAGATGGCATATAAAGGTAAATACCAACCTTCCAACCCAAAGAAATACAAAGGTGACCCAACCAATATCATTTACCGCTCTCTCTGGGAGCGTAAGTTTATGAGATATTGTGACCTGAATGAGAATATATTAGAGTGGCAATCAGAAGAATTCTGTATTCCTTATCGCTCACCAATAGATAATAGAATTCATAGATATTTCCCAGACTTCTTTATCAAGTATAGAGATACTGATGGAAGGATTAAATCTTCCTTGATTGAAGTAAAACCTTTGAGGCAAACCACACCTCCACCAAAACCAAAGAGACAAACTCAAGGTTACATTCGTGAGGCTTATGAGTATGCTAGAAACCAGGCAAAATGGGAAGCAGCAAAAGAATGGTGTCTTGATAGAGGTTATGAGTTTAGGGTCTTCACAGAGAAAGAATTAGGTATCAAGTAATGGCAACCAGACCTACAGATACTGACACTAATCGTAATCGTATTCGTGAAATATCTGATAGTGTCATTGGGACCAGAGACCCTGATGATATCATGATGGAATTGATGGAAGTACTCACTGAAGGGTCTAAGTTACCAGAGGTAGGAAAGATTTACATCTTTGTCTACAATCCCAAAACTCCTAACATTGAGTATGACCAGAATCCTTTTGTTGCAGTGACTAATGTATTTCAGTGGGGATTTCGTGGAGAAAACTTTCACTGGAGACAACCAAGAAATTATACTTGGGCAGAAGTCGCTGGTGGATTATATGAAGTATATCCATCTGAAGTAAAAGATTTATCAATGATACCTTTTGCAAATTTCCGTCTAAATAACTAAAAAGTGCTCTAATGGTACTAAGTCCAAGAGAAAGATCTCAACTAATAAGACCTGGTTCTCCTCCTTCAAGAGCTCAGAATCGTGATACTGGGGGTCGTAGTGATACTAATATTAAGAAAACATCTTTAAGGTATCCTTATGAGATGTTGATGGACAATACTGACTATTTGAGGATAGAGATTGCTGAATATGTTGCTCCTGGTTTAAATCTTTCTGATGAGACAACTGGAATATTAGGAAAAGAAAAAGAAATTATTGATCCATCCGACTCAGAGAAAAAAAAGAAAATAAAAATAGATACAATAAATCAAAACTTTTCTTTAGAAACTGGGTCTAGAAAGAATAGACAGCAGAAGAAAGTAGAGAATACAATATATCTACCAATACCACAACAACTTTCAGACACAACCTCACTGAGTTGGGGAGATTCTGGATTAAGTCCTATTGAAGCATTCGGTGTTGCTGCAACACAAGCAACAATTGACCGAGGATTGGAGGGTGCAATAGAATCTTTCTTGACACTAAAGAATAGTGGTCTTAATGCACTTAGAGACCCTCAAGTACAGAAAGCAATAACAGCAGCTCTTTCTGGAACTGCTGTCGGTGCTCTTGGTGGAAATGTTAGTGGCACTCAACTTGTTTCTAGAGCAACTGGACAAGTGTTTAATCCAAACCTTGAGTTGCTGTTTGAAGGTGTAAACATCAGGTCTTTCCCATTCTCTTTTGAGTTATTCCCAAGAGATAGAAAAGAAGCGGAAGAAGTAAAGAAAATTATTCGCACTTTGAAGATAGCAGCAAGTGCCAGAAAGTCTGGAGGTAGTGGTCAAATCTTTATCTCCGCTCCTAGAGTTTTCCATCTAACTTACATGAAGGGTCCAAACAAGCACCCATTCTTGAATACTTTCTTACCAATGGCACTAACAAGTGTCAACTTGACATACACTGGGTCGAATACATACTCAACATTCTATGATGGCACACCAACCCATATGAGAATGGACTTAACCTTCAAGGAACTCAATCCGGTCTACGCAGAAGACTACACTGAGAAAGACGCACAAATCGGAGTTGGATTCTAATGTCATACTTCAGAGAATTACCAGACTTATTCTATCAGTCACCTCTTTCTACTCGCAACTCTTCTACAGAGTATGTGAGAGTTAAAAACTTATTCAGAAGAGTCAAACTGCGCGACGACTTACAGAATGTCTTTACTCTCTTCAATAAGTATCAGATTGGTTATGGTGAGAGACCTGATACGATAGCAGAGCAACTTTATGGTTCTGCTGATTTAGATTGGGTTGTCATGCTGACTGCTGGAATCATCAATGTGCATGATCAATGGCCATTATCAGACTATGACTTATATCGTTATGCAGAAAACAAGTATGGTGATGACCTGAATGCTGTGCGTTTTTATGAAACAACTGAAGTAAAAGATTCTTCTGGAAGATTAATTCTTCCCAAGGGTAAGGTTGTTGATTCTAACTTTACGATACCTAATCCAGCAAACAAGTCAGCCAACCTAAATCCAGTCACTGGTATCAGCAACTATGAGTATGAAGTAAGGAAGAATGATGATAAGCGTTTGATTTACATTCTCAAACCAGAATACTTACAACTCTATCTGGGTGACCTGAGAAGAATCATGCAGTATGAAAAGTCTTCTCAATACATCAACAGAAGACTTGCTGCTACTGAGAATACTAGAAACACATCACCAAAGTAAATCTAGTTTCTTATCAAACATCATAACATATCGGTGCTTGCGGGAGCGGTCACGCCATTCTCCCTCAGCACCTTTTGTTTTGCCTCTTGAATGTTTGGTGCCGTCTGAATAGTAGAAGTCTTTTTTAGCATCTGTAAGCCCACAATATTTAAAGTTACAAGCGCGATAAATTGTGCCGCCATGAAAATCGCTATCAGCGTAAGATATGATGGCTCTGACCCTTGTATCTTTTCTGAGTTGTCTGA